TCCGCAGGCTCCTCCTGGAGATCAAGCGCATCATCAGCGGCATCGCCATGACGCTGGAGTTCGAGCAGAACACGCCTGACACCCAGAACTCCTTCGTGGCACAGGCCGTCCTGCAGCTGGGTCTCATCCAGACGCAGGCGGGCATCGAGGCCTTCCAGGTCATCTGCAACGCGACCAACAACACCCAGACCGACGTCGACCAGTACAAGATGAATGGCCGCGTCGTCGTGGTGCCGACGAGGGTGGTCGAGTTCATCGCCATCGACTTCATCATCACGCAATCGGGCGTCAGCTTCGTCTAATTCTGGTATCTGGTTCGTGTGACAGATACTTACTCTGCATGGGCCATTGGCACGTGTATGAGGATTGGACGCTAGAGGTTGAACCTCGTTGCTTCTACGTGGGCAAGGGTGACGATGACCGTGTCATCAAACTCAAGCGTACCAACGAACGTCACATAGAGATTGTAAGCCAGCTTGGACAGCGACGAGTGATCGTAACAACGGGCTTTGATGAACTGGCGATCCTCGATACTGAGAAGCGCGTGATCGCTGAACGCCACACCTACGTCAATGATCCTGAGTACAATGGCATCGGTTGTAATCGTACTCGTGGTGGTCAGGGTAACTCTGGCCGGGTTGTCACTGAAGAAACGTGCAGGAAGATCTCTGCGTCCAAACGAGGCAAGACACCCAACAAGGTGTGGACGCAGGCAGAACGTGATGCTACGTCTGTTCGGATGAGCGTGTTGCACAAAGGTAAGAAGCTTAGCGAGGAGCACTTGGATGTCCTGAGGACCAGGATGGCAGACCCAACGATCAAACAAGGTATGATCGACAAGGTGACAGCGTCGGTCAATGCGAAGTACGAGAACGATCCTGAGTTCCGTCGGCACATCAAGGAAACACGTGCTCGAGGTGAAGCTAGCCACAGCCCTTTGTCAGATGATGAAGTGAAGCAGATGAGGGTTGAGTGGGCTCTTGTTGATAAAACAGTCCAGGGAAACAAGTGGTCAGGCCCATCACCTGCTCGACAGTTTTGTCAAAGGTGGGCCGCTTTCAAAGGTGTTTCAAATCAAGCGATCTACGCTATCGTGACCCGCAAGACCTGGCGTCATCTGCCCTGATCTAAAGGCCCCTTACATAGGGGCCTTGCGCAAATCCTGGGCGGTTTCCTTTCGATGGCGCATGTGCGTCGCGATCTGATACTTAGAGCGCAGAGGCGGATACGCAATGGCACAGCTCAAGTTTGGCGCACCTGGAGTAACAGCGACTGAGATCGATCAGTCGCAGCCATTGGCAACCCAGCCGACAGGCGTACCCGCGGGCGTCATCGGTACCTCAGTCAAGGGCCAGGCGTTCGTGCCCATCACCGTCGCGATCGTCAATGACTTCTACCTGAAGTATGGACTGACGGACGGCAAGAAGTTCGGCCCCCTCGCCGTCACTGAATGGTTGCGGAATGCGCAGGCTCTGACCTACCTTAGGGTCCTCGGCGTGGGCAACGGTGCCGCCCGCCAAGGGCTGGCAGGGTCTCCCATGGGCCCCAACGGGGCAACGGGTGGCGTCAACAACGCTGGTTGGACGGTCGGTGAGTCTGAACCCGATCCCTTTGATCCTGACGGTTCGCTGAACAGCAACCCCTTCGCCAACATGACCGGCTCCGGCCAGGGCCAGGGCGGTGGTGCAGGCCCCAACGGTCGCACCTACTTCCTCGGCTGCTTCATGTCGGAGTCCAACGGCTCGTCGATCTTCAGCTCAGCGGGCATCCAAGTCCAGTCTCCGACTGGGAGCTGCGTGCCCATCGTCCGTGGCATCATCATGGCCGCATCGGGCGTTATCCTGGCGCTGTCATCAAGCCTGCCAGGCACCAACAACACCGTCGCGACGCCATCACTGGTTGTCGCCACTGACAGCACAGGTTCTTCAGTGGGTGACCTGGTCCTGTTCGCGGGCAGCATCGCCAAGCAGGACTTCGTCCTGTACCTCAATGGTCTGACGGCGGGCGATCCATCCAACCCGAACATCATCACCGCGTCATTTGACGTGACGTCACCGAACTACATCGCCAACGTCCTGAACACCAACCCGGACAACCTGCAACAGGCGGGTCACTACCTCTACGCTCACTACGACATCCACCCAGCGACCGCAGTTCCGACGGGTTCAGGCCTTGTTAACCCACAATACGGTGCTGGTGCTGCTGGATCTCGCTACGCTGGGCAACCTGGTGTTAGCGGTCTTGAGCCGACAGCATGGATCCTGACCAGCTCACTGGCCCGTGATGTGGGCAGCGATGACGTTCCTGATTACGAGGACTTCCGTGATCGCTTCGATCACGCAGTCAGCCCGTGGGTTGTCAGCCAGCCCTTCGGTGGCAAGGTTCACAACTTGTTCCGTATCCACGCGTTGGATGACGGCACCGGTGTGTCGACGATGTACAAGCTGTCGATCGAGAACCCGGCGCTGTCGACTGACCCGTCGAACCAGTACGGAACCTTCGACCTTGTCGTCCGCCAGTGGGGCGACAACGACGGTGCACCCGTCTACCTCGAGCAGTTCCGAGGCCTGTCACTGAACCCGAGCGACTCGCAGTACGTTGCTGCGGTGATCGGTGACGTCAACACCTTCTTCGACTTCGACCGTGGCCCGACTGCGCAGAAGCTGGTCGTCGACGGCAACTACCAGAACGCATCCAACTACATCCGCGTCGAGGTTGACCAGTCGGTCGACGCTGCAGAGCTTGACCCGACGGCACTGCCGGTGGGTCTCCGCGGCGCGCACCACTTGGTCACTGCAGGTGGGTGTCTGGCTCAACCTTCTGACATTGCAGTCAGCGGTTCATGGTCATCGGGTTCGTTTGCTTCAGGTTCATACAGTTCAGGCTCGTATGCCAGCGGTACCTGGAGCGGTGGAACGGCTTACTCGGGTAGCTTCATCCCGACGGGTTCTTTCACTCCCTCAGGCATCTTCACTCCGAGTGGTGTCTTCACCGGCACTGGCATCTTCACGGGCGGTGCGGAAGATCTTGGTGCGCTGTCAAGCTCTTGGGCATCCCTCGTCACCGAGCCCCCGCTCCCTCTGCGCCAGAACGTGACGCAGGGTTCGGGTGCCAAGCTACAGGTCAACCCGTTGCTGTACTGGGGCGTGCAATTCGAGCACGTGGCCAGCCTAGCGACGCCCAACCTCAGCACCCTGCCCAACAAGTCACTACAAGCGTTCGCCAACTTCATGCCGGAGTTCCGCACCGATGTGCAGAACATGCGAGTGGGTGACAACAACGGTGCCCCGCCTGTCAACGGCGCTGTCATCGACGCTGACAAGTTCAACTTCAACATGTTCAGCCTGATGAACATCCAGGTCGTCACCAACTCGGCCGGTGTCGCTGACCCGACCCAGTGGGCCGCGGCGCAGTACGTCAGGAATGGCAACATCCCGGTCAACAACACCGCGGCAACCCGCGCACTGACACCGACCGACTTCATCCAGTTGAACCGTCGCTTCCTGAAGTGGAGCTTCCTGGTTCAGGGTGGCTTCGACGGCACCAACCTGTTCGACCCCGACCAGCGGCAGATCACTGCCAATGCCGTCGAGGACGACATGAACGCCACCAACCGCGGAGCCAACATGGGCTCCAGCGTGTCGGCCTACACCGTCGGCCTCAACATCATGGGTGACGTCACCAACGTCGACATCGAGCTGCTGGCCGTCCCCGGCATCAGGCACCCGGTCGTCACTGACGCCGGTCTCGCGGCCTGCGAGTCTCGCTTCGACTGCATGTTCCTGATGGACCTCGAGCAGTTCGACAACAACGACGAGCTGATCCAGGATGTCGATGATGACCTGCCCAGCGTCACCTACACCGTCCAGAACTTCCTGGAGCGGGCAGTGAACAGCAGCTTCGGTGCTGCGTACTTCCCTGACGTGGTGATGCCGGACCCCAACACCGGCACCAACGTCGTCGCGCCCCCGTCGGTCGTCGTCCTCGGAGCGCTCGCTCTGAACGACGCGGTCGGTCACCCGTGGTTCGCTCCCGCCGGCTTCACCCGCGGCGCGCTGCAGACCACCCTCGAGGCCAAGGTCAAGCTGTCCAAGGCCAACATGGATGCCCTGTACGATGCCAACATCAACCCGCTGGTCGCCTTCCCGGGCAACGCAAGCGGTGGCACCAACCCGAAGGGTGGTGTCGTGGTGTGGGGACAGAAGACGCTGCAGCAAGCTGCGTCGGCCCTGGACCGCGTCAACGTCCGCCGCCTGCTGATCGAGATCCGCCGGCAGGTCAGGGACATCGCCAACACCATCCTGTTCGAGCAGAACCGCGATGCCACGCTGGCAGCCTTCTCGGCTGCAGTGACGCCAGTCCTCCAGAAGATCCAGGCGCAGGCCGGTCTCGAGAGGTTCAAGGTCGTCATCGACAGCAGCACCACGACGCAGCTCGACATCGAGAACAACACCATCAGGGGCAAGATCTTCGTCCAGCCCACCAAGTCGATCGAGTACGTCTCACTCGACTTCGTGGTGACGAACAACATCTCTCAGCAGGTCTGAGCGAGGTAGCCTCCCATGATCGTCTCCAAGCAGCAACTCCGTAGGATCATCCAAGAAGCCGTCCGTCGCAAGATGGACGATGTCGGGCCCGGTTACCGGGTCCGGGTTCCCAAGCCCGTCAAGCTGACGGGTCGCCTGACGACGGAGCAGCTACAGGGGTTGGTCGACGAGGAGTTCGCGTTGGCACTTGCCCTGCGCAACCCCCTCTATGAGGGGGACAGCGACACCATGGCTGACCGTCAGGAAGAGCTGGGCATGGACCTTGACGGTGACAACGAAGAAGGGGAGAGCCCGGCCCACCGCAAGGCAGTCCTCGGGCACCAAGACGAGGGAGCGATCAGATGAAGACGACGGTGAGACGGATCCGCAAGCTGATCAAGGAAGACCTCTTCGACTACACTGGCAAGAACACCCAGAAGAAAGTCGCCCAGCCCGGTGCTGACAAGTGGAAGAAGGTCAGCGCCAACGTCAACATGGTGAAGGCCTCACTCGAGAAACTCGAGAACGCCATCAGGGATGACGACGAGCACGCAGTGTCACAGTTCCTGGAACGCATCAAGCAGTTCGCCAAAGCGGCTGAGCAGTCACTATATGGGATGAACTGATCGAGATGAAGACCTCAATCAAACAGCTCCGGCGCCTGATCCACGAAGAGCGTGAGTACGTCCAGGCCATGAACGAGCTGTTTGGCATCGGGCAGGGACCCGACTTCAGCAAGATGCTCGACAGCATCATGATGGACCTGCAGACCACGGGCAAGAAACTCGAGAAGGCCCACGAGGCCGCTCCCGAGGGGACTGCCAAGGCAATTGTCGCCGGACTCCACAGCGATCTTTTCAACAAAGCAGCGGAGTTCCGCAAGTACGTCGAGCAGCTCAAAGGCCTTGTCAAGAAGAGCCAGGGTAGCAAAGGTGTCAACCCGAAGGGGTCTGATTCCTCCAGCCAGGGCCACTCCCGCCGGGGCTGATTTTTCGTGGACAGATTACTTACGATCGAACCCCGGTGACAGGAGATACAGATCATGGCTGAGACACTCGACGTTACGTCGATGCTTCCGAACAAGTTCGAGCCCAAGCGGAAGAACCGCTGGGTTCTGATGATCGAGGGCATTGACGCCTACATCATGAAGACCACGGCACGGCCCACGGTGACAACCGAGGAGGTCGAAGTGCCCTTCATCAACTTCCGTCGGTACCTCGCGGGTCTGACGAAGTTCAACACCCTCGCGGTGACCCTCTACGATCCCATCGCTCCCTCGGGCGCGCAACAGGTCATGGAGTGGATCCGCCTCACGTTGGAGAC